AATAGACGCAGGTCAATTTGCAAACTTACCAGGAGGATTTAAAGCAAAAGGTGTAAGGTTAGTTGGTGATAATGAACCAATTAGTCCAGGTGAATTTAAAGAAATAGAAGCTACTGGTGTAGATTTGAGTAAGGCTATCATACCTCTCCCCTATAAAGAACCTTCCTCTACTCTATTTCAAATGTTAGGTTTTGTTACTGCAGCAGGTCAAAAGTTTGCTGATAGTACAGAACAGATTGTTTCTGATGCAGCATCTTATGGTCCTGTAGGAACAACAATGGCATTATTAGAAGCTTCTAGTAAATTCTTTTCAGCTATACATAAAAGATTACATCACTCACAACGAGAGGAGTTTAAAATTCTTTCACGTATAGATTATGATTATTTACCAATGGAATATCCATATGAAGTACCTTCTGCTGAGAAAAGTGTATTTAAAAAGGATTTTGATGGTAGGGTTGATGTAATCCCTGTCAGTGACCCTAACATTCCTTCAAATGCACATAGGATGATGATTGCCCAAATGGCTCTCCAAATGGCACAACAATCCCCTCCTGGTATGTTTAATATAGAAGCATTAAATAGAACAATATTAAATGCAGCTAATATGCCTAATATAGATGAAATACTTCCACCTAAAAAAGAACCAAAACCTTTAGACCCTATATCAGATATTATGGCAGCAACAAAAGGTATTCCAATAGCAGCTTTTTCAGGACAAAACCATGATGCTCATATACAAACTAAAATGTCTTATTTACAAGACCCTCAAAATGGAGCTAATCCTATCATGGCTAGAGTTAGACCAATACTTGAAGCTAATATACAAGAACATTCTGTAATGAAATATCAAGAACAAGTAAATGGTATGACTAGAATTGCATTAGAACAAATGCCACCAGAACAAGGACAACAACCTACTATGGCAGAACTTGCTATGGCTCAAGCAGCACAACAAGTATTAAATGCTAATCAAGCTATGGGTCAAGCACAGTCTCCTGAACAACAATTAGTTTCATTAAAGCAAGCTGAAGTAGAATTAGAAAAAGAAAAATTAAAAATGGAAGCTGCTAAAAATTCTGTTCAGTCTTCATTAGATGCACAAAAATTAGAATTAGAAGAAGCTAAGTTAATGAAAGATGCAGGAGTTGCAGGACAGTCTGCTGTACTAAGAAAAGAAAAAGCTGACCTTGATAGAGCAAGTAAAGAAACTATGAAGGCATTAGATATTATGACTAAAGCTTCTATTGCAGATACAAAAGCAGAAATAGATTTAGAAAGAATTAGAACAGAAGCTTTAAAAAAAGTTGCAGAGTTAGATGACATAGACTCTAGACAACGTAGTATGAAATTAGTAGATATTATGTCAGATTTAATTAAACAAGAAATGAATAATGGAAATACTAGACGAGATACTAAATAAGTATAAACAAGAAATAGAATCATTAAAAGATTCTGTAGCTAGTGGAAGTATAGATACTCTTGCAGGCTACAAACAAGCAGTAGGTCGTATTCAAGGTGTAGAGTGGTCTATGGATACTTTAAAAACAATAATACAAAGAATGTATCATAATGAGGAGGAATAATGCAGAACGTAACTATGGGTCGTGCCATAAAAAATGATATGTGGATTACAGGTGAAGATGTACCTAATCCAGATATTTTACCAGAACTACCAGGTTATCATATTTTAGTTAGACCTGTTAGTATTAAACAAACAACAAAAGGTGGAATTTTATTGCCAGATTCTACTAGAGAAGATATGGCATATTTAACTACAGTAGGTCAAGTAGTTTCTATAGGAGATTTAGCATATCAAGATAAAGAAAAATTTTCTAAAGGACCTTGGTGTGATGTAGATGATTATGTATGTTATGCTAAACATGCAGGTCAAAAAATAAAATATAAAGGTATAAGATATATTTTATTATATGATGACCAAGTAATTATGAAAGTAGAAAGTCCTAAAACATTAGACCCTACTTTTAATTTATCTAATTAAACTACTTGCATAGTTTAAAATAATATTGTATAATTATATTAATAACGTAACTCGTATGTGTCGTTAGCAACGAAAGGAAATAAAATGGCAGAGGAATGGAATAAAGTAGAAGTTGAAAAACCAAACGAAAAAGAAAAAATAGAATTTGAAGTTGAAGAAGAAAAAAAAGTTGAAGAAGTAAAAAAAGAGGAAATAAAAGAAGAACCTCAAGAAAAACCAAAAGAAGAAGTAAAAGAAGAAGAACCTAAAGAACTAGAAGGTATAGATACTAAAGGTGCTCAAAAAAGAATTAGACAATTAATTAAGCAAAGAAAAGATAGAGAAGATGAAATTGCTAAATTAATTAAACAAAATGAAGAATTAAATAGTAAATTAACAACAAGAGAATCTGAATTTAGTAATTTAAGTAAATTAAATTTAGATGCAACAGAAAAACAATTAAAAGATAAATTAGAACTTGCAAGAAATAATTATAAATCAGCACACCAAGAAGGTGATACTGATAAAATATTGCAAGCACAAGAGTTTCTTAATGATGCACAAAATGATTTAAAATCAGTAAGTGCAACAAAACAGCAGTTTAAAGAACCAGAGGTTAAAGAACAAAAACAACAACCTCAACAACAATATCAACAACCAGTTCCTGACCCAAGAGCTCAAGAATGGGCAGCAAAAAATAATTGGTTTGGTCAAGATAAAGTTATGACTGCTGCTGCATTAGCGATAGATGCAGATTTAAAAGAAGAAGGTTTTAGTCCTACTGAAAGTGAATATTACACAGAGATAGATGGTAGATTAAAAGAAGCTTTTCCTCACAAATTTAAAACTGAGGAAGTTCGTCAGCAGGAATCGTCACCTGCTCAAGTGGTTTCTGGAGTTTCACGTAGCACTCCAGGCTCTAGTAAAAAAGTTAAGCTTTCAAAAGAAGATGTAAGATTAGCTAATAAATGGGGAATACCACTTGAACAATATGCTCAAGAAAAGCTAAAGGCAACTAAAGCTGAAGGTGAGTATACAACAATTAACATGCAACGTGGAGGATAATCAATGACACGAACTAATACACGTAGTTCTCAACTAAGAGAAAATAATACTAAAGAACAAACTGAATATACTTTTGAAGAACCAAAATTATTAGACATTCCTGAAGAGGTTGTAAATCGTTTCGCTAACGAAGGTATGTCATTAGGATGGCTTAGACTAACTATAAAAGGAAAAGATGATGTTTCTCATATAGGTAGAAAAATGCAAGAAGGATGGGAGTTTGTTAAGAAAGAAGAAGTACCTGAGTTAGAACATTCATCTGTCGTGAGAGATGAGGGAAAATACACTGGAGCAGTCTGTCGTGGAGATGTTGCGTTAGGTAAAATACCTACTGGTCGTATTGAAGCTAGAAAGGCATACTATAAAAATAAATCTGACTCATTAATGGATGCAGTAAATAGTCAATTAATGAAGAATAATAATTCTAGGATGCCAATCAGTAACACAAGTAAAACTCAAACAATTAGAGGAAGAACTCCAAAATTTCAGGGTTAATTCTCTAATATTTTTATAATCTAATAGGAGAAAAACTATGGCTCATACAAAAGCTTTTCAAGGTTTTGTTCCTGCTAGAAAAAAGGGTGGTGCTTACAACACTGGTTCTTTCACTGATATTTTTTCACCTACATCAGGTGGAGC